CTGTTGTAAAACTTATGTCAGCAAAATCAGTTAAGGCGGTTGTTCCAGACGTTGTGGGAGCGACTTTTGTTAAAGTTCCACCTCCTGCGGCATAACTACCACTATTTGCGACTTCTCCAGTTGTTGTGTAAGCAGTTGTTGCAGCTCCTAATGTAGCAGTTGTTGAGGATTTACCTCCTCCACCTTCTGCATAAAGGGCTAATTTAAAAGCGTTACCATTTGTAGCAAAATTGTGTGTGCCTAACATCAATTCTTGTTTAAATGCTGTGCAAAGTGCTTGTGCTATTGCCATTATAATCTCCTTATATATTCTGCCAATTCTTTATTACCTGAATTTCTTACAGTATGAACTATTGTAGCTCTTTCTTCTCTTCTTGCCAAGAGTAAATAATGAAACAAGATTTTTTTAACATTTTCTTTGAAAACATTAGCTTGATCTCTTATGACATCAGGAGCGTTATCAGAGACAGAAACTATTTTATCTACTGCCATTTGTGCAATTTGTTCGTCTGAAAGTCCTCCATCATTTGAAGTCATAACATTGACGGGAGCTACTTCTACTTTTGTACTAAAACTAATCATTATCTTACGTCTTCCTCTCTACCATATATTCTTGGAATTGCATCCAAAGGCTCTGGTGGTTCTAGTTTTGATTTTCTAGTTATTAACATACTTCCTTCATGTACTGTAGAAACTATAGGGTCTTCTAATCTATGGTATCCATACAGTTTTTCTTCATCTGGCACATTAGTATCTAAAAGAGTAGAGTTATGTGCTATTTCAATTTTTATACCTTTTGTGGATGCAATAGCTAACCAAAACTCTGTGCAAGCTCTACCAGCCTCTGCCATATGAGGAACTTCTTTATAACTAAAATCTACGCCATACAGACAAATTTTACTCACCTCTTGAGATATAGCAAAAGCTATTGCATAAGGAACAGTGTTATTTAAGTATGCGTATTTTGTTTTTTCTAATACTTCTTGCAAAGGATATTCTATTACGTCTGGACATCTTTTATCTAAACAACACGAATAAATAGGTATATTTAATTTTTGTAACAATCTGTTTTTCATTACATTTGTTTGTTTTCCAGCCATTTCTCCATCTAAAAAACGAGATGCTGGATCAAGCATAAATACACGATCATGGAAAATAACAGCGGACATTGCGTTTATAGCCCAAACTTCATCAAAAACATCGCTTCTTGTTTTAGCTAAAATAAATTCTGAAAAAGTATTTCCTAATGCAACAATGGCTATAGTTTTATTTTTTAGAGTTTTCATGTTCTTGGTCTTATTAATTTCCCTGACCTGAAAGCATCTTTGTCTTCCATACCTTCTGCATAGTTTTTTAACCTAGAAATAGATTCCATGTATCTATCAGAATACATTTTTATAATATCAGCTTCACCTTTCATAAATGTGTAAGCCTCTACTAAAGATGCGTAAAGAAGTGCATCAGTTGCATTGTCTCCTATCCAAGTTGTGCCAGTATCAACAGTTGTTATTGAAGTTGGTCTGTAGAAGTAATGCAGTTCAGCCACATACGAGGAGTCAGGTGTTGGTGCTATTATAAAATTTTGATAATCAAAGGGCGCATAATATTTTGGACTTCCTGTTGTTGACGATCCACCAGGAGTATATTGTTGCAAGAAACTTACATCTTTTTGCAAAAGAAAATTAGTATTACCACTTGAGTCTATAAACGCTAAAGAAAAAGAAGATAAATAATCAGTAGGCATAGCTAAAAATTTATTACCACTAGTTAATTCACCAGAAACATTTTTACGAAAATATTCTAAATCTATTGATTTAAATATTCTCTCTTCTGCATTAGTAATAAAAAAAGGTATTTCTGCAACAAAAGTGGTTTCAGAATTATCAGTCCAATCTTTGATAGATTGAGTTAATGTAGTAAATGTCCATCCCATTATGTAATACTCACTGTTACGCTACCAACACTTGCAGTAGCTTCAAAGGTTTCTATTTCTTCACCTATTATGCCTAGACCTATGTTTGTATAAACAATAAAAGAAGTAAAATCATCATCATTATCTGGTCTAGCATTCCTTAGAGCTTCTGGATCAGTTGACACTCTAGGTGGTGTTAATTGAGGATGTTTTTCTTCATACTCATCTTTTCCTACTAAAGAACCGTTCCATTCTTTTCTCATGTCTTTTAGTCTATATCTGAATCCAGAACGATCTGATAGTCCAAAAGCATGTTTACCAGATGCAAAAGCTCCCATTATCCAACCTTATAATAGTTTAGCTGTGGTGTTACAGTAAATGAAGATCTATCTCTATCTTCACCCATAGCTCTCTCAAATTCTTCTTCATATACAGTCTTTAATAATTGTATTCTATCAGGTGCTTTTTTCATTGATATGTAATAAGCAAGACCAGCAGTTAAACAAGGATAAAATCTAAAAGGTATTTCCATTGTATTTGTTACAGTATCTGCATCTTGCATTCTAGTTAAAGCATCATAAATAATTACATCTGTGCTATTTTCTGGTGTGGGCCATATCTTCAGATTAGGTGTTATTTGTCTATCAAGAAAAAATTGAGTTGGTCTACCTGTTGTAGACTTGTTAGGCGTTGCTAAATAAGTGTCTCTACTTATTCTTGACATACTGAAATCTGTGGTACTTCTACGAACAACGGCAGAAAGTATATCAATAACATCTGTTCCTAATGAATAATCTGAATCATTTGCCGTTAGTGCTTGTGTTCTTTGTTCTATTGTCCATTGATTTAAACCTCTGTTAGCCCACTCTGCCAACATGATATTCATGGATCTTTTTGCTGTTTGTAGATCGTATCCAGTACGAAGTTCTAATCCACATCTTTCAAAGGCTTCTTCAATGTATTCAGCTACGTCAAGTTCAAAATTTGTAGAGCTAGATGTTGTCATTTCTTTTTTCTCCTAAGAGATTTAACTCTTCTTGGTTTACCTGCTGGTTGACCTAATTTATTCTTTTGACTTATTCTACTTCTTTTTTCTGTTGCTGTCATCTCCGATGTGGTTTTAGGAGTTTTTGAAGATATTCTTTTGCTTGGTCTACAATAAGGAGTTCCTCTTTTTTCTCCTTTACCACGACCACATGCTTTACCTGTTTTAACATCTTTCCAATCTTCTTTAAACCATCGTTTAAGATTTAATCCAGATTTTGTTTTACGAACTGCCATTATCTATACTTTGTAACTTTACGTCTATTTTCCATAACAGCTCCACATCCACGAGCAATATTAGGATTTTTAGATGATCTTTTCCTTTTGTTCTTTGGAACAGAACCTCCTCTTTTCATTTCAACAACACCGCCTTCAGCTTTTTTCTTAGCATTACCATAATTAGCCGCACCTACTTTTCTGCATTTTGCGATTGCGCCGCTGGCATACGCACTTGGAAAAACTCTGTAGCGAGCCTTAACTTTTCTGTAACAAGCGTCTTTTGGCATTTTTTTTCACCTTTACTATTTTTTTTATTTTTTTCTTTTTGTTCGGTGGCTTTGAAATTTGTTGACTCATTTGTGATCTACCCATAACCATTATTTTAACAACGCTAACAATTCTGTTACCGCTCCCGTATTAGTTACAGCTATCACTGCCAAAGCACCAATCAACATCCACTTGGCTTGAAAGACTGCTCGTTTAATATCTGTCATATCTGCTCTTAACTCATCAACATGCTTAACAAGATAGTCTTGTTTAGATTTCCATTCAGCAAATTCTATTTGCAAAGACTGAACATTTTTTTCCATTAACACTTCCACCTTCTTCTAGCTTGCCTTAAACGACTGTTAGGATCTTTAGCTGCTTTTGGGAACTTCTTCATTTGACCTGCTGACCTTGCACAATAAGACTTACGTCTCTTAGCCGACTTACTTCCTGCTTTTACTTTGCCAGTAACAGCCGTTTTTAGTTTACTTCCAGGATTATCTCTACGATATTTGGCAACACCTTTAGCAGTCATTCCCGCACCAGATTTAGTAGGGCGTTTATGACCACCACCTATGGTGTGACCCTTCATAGTTCCTTTTCTTTTTTTCTTCTCAGCCATTTAAAAGCCTAAGCATAGAATACAGTTATATTATCCGCAGTATCTACAGTGTATTTAACAGAAGCTCCACTATCAAATAAAACACCTTGAGATGGTACTGTTCTATCTACAGTTGTATTTGCTGTACCTATAGTTCTTGATTTGAATAAAGTTGTACCACTTTCAGGTGTTCCGTTTATAAATTCTACGTCACCTGCTGTACCACCTGATACTACAGACATACCTTTAAGCCTTACTCTATTAGAACTTTCTACTGCTTGAGCGCACAGAGTTCCTGAACCAACTTTTATGTTAGCAGCAAACTGTGCAGAACTAGTAACTGAAGTAACTGTTAAAAATAATTTTGTGCCTGCAACCGCTTCAGCAGAACCTGTTGAGGTTATAACTTCTGATAAGGCATTCCCAAAAACGTCTGTACCAACAATAGTATTTGTTTTTCCATTATCGCCTGTACCTGTGGTTGTGACTATAACATTTCTAGCCGCACCTCCAGCAAACGTAGTATTTGCCATTGTCGCTGAAGTGTCTGGTTGAGCTGCAGTAACTAATCTGTCATCATCTGAAGCATTCTCATCACTTATCGTTAATGCTCGTACATCTGATAAACTCGCCATATTAATCTCCTTGTAAAAGAAGGGGGTATAAAACCCCCATTAATTAAGCCTCGTAGCCCATCAATTCGATGAATAACTTACCTGCTGTGTAATCTGC